CTTGGGGGATCGTAGACTGTTGAGTTGTTCATACCAGTTATGAGGCAGTAGTAACCTGACCAGATTACTACACATGGTATCGCTAGCAGATGTAAGGTCGATCGTGGCAAAGTCGCCAGAGAGGGAGCTCTCTCGAGCTCTTTCTCTGTGGAGATTCTGCCCAGTTACAAGGTTAATTCCGTTTTTAGCTAAGCGATCTCTTATAACTTGGCCGAGGCCGAGTTGGTAGAAACCGTTTAAGCTAGGTTCCTTGGCGCAAGAACGTAAAGTTCGAGCAGTCTTGGGAACTGTAAAAAAGGAGTTTCCTTTAACAGGATCGACATCACTCCAGAGGCGGCCCCACGCGCATTCCGACCAGGAACGCAAGTGGACCCAAGCATCTGGGGTCATGGTTGGAACGGAAGACATTTTGTCGGGCACCAACGTAAACCGACTTGTGTCGCTCATGGTAGCACCTGGTCCAAATCTCCCTGTGAAGGGAGGAGGGCCAGCTCCAATGATAGCTTTAATCACTTTCTTGACCGATAACACAAAGTTACCGATCTCATCCGGATAAAAATCGTTGTATAACGATCCGTTGACCAGAGGTGATAAGCGCTCATTGGTGCGATAGCATTCCATTTCCGCCCACTTCCACTTCGTAAGAGCTTCTGCCTCAAGATCGAGATCAAGAGGAAAGTCCGCGTACTTCTTAAGGAAGGACGTGGCGAAGTTCGCCGAAGCATAAGTGTGGGGATTGGAATAGTGCTTGGGATCGACTTCTAAAGAAGTTAATTGATCCCACTCCTCGTATCTAACAAGTATCGCTACTTGTAAAGATCGAGGGCATGAAAGTCCTTCCATTAGGGTGAGGACGATATCTTGCAAGTCTGGAGTCAAGACATTTGACACTACGGGCTCCTGCGCTACTTAGGTAGCGGAGTAGCCAGCCTTGAGACAGCTCTGGATAAGAGCTGAAGCAAGGAGGTTGCCAAATTGTGCACAAGCCTCATTGATGTCAGATTGCACCATGTCTTTCGGCATGGTGACATCGAACATGATGGCGGACTTCTGCACAACACTGGTAACCCCAGTGGTAGTGTTGGTACTGATTTGGGGGTAGACAAAGGAGCCACGAAGGGCCCGCTTCTTCCCCTTGTCCTGATCACGCGACGAGAGCCGAAGCTCAGGCGCGTGCGCAGGACTGGTACCAACGGATGTCGAACGCCAAACTGCCGGGACACCGTCACCACTGGAGGGGGACTGCGCGACATAAGTGATGTTCGTGACTGCGTCGTTCTTTTTGACGACAATATCTGCAATTGCAGGCATGGTATGACTACCTTGAGAATTACTGTTGAAAGCCTTGCTGAATCAGAAGGCTTATGGCAGTGATTGCCCTAACGGGCGAAATCCTGTCTGGTATCCGCGCTTTGAGCGTAACTCCAGGCAGGGAGAGGACTCTCCGAGAACTCCGACAGAAAAATTCAGCTCCTCCGCCAAAGGCATTGGATGCTGCATCCCTGAAGGACCAAGAAGAGGTGTCATCGCTGTAGGTCATCGTAAACGGATCCGAGATGGTATAACCGGCGAACTCTGTGAAGGATTCTAAGAATTCTCCAACATTGATAAACCAGTCAACCACAAAAGAAAACGGTACGACTTCCCAAGCTAAGACTGCTGGGTTGATGAGGCCCAGTTGATTTGCCAGCGCGAGGTTAGGATTGTTAATCGAAACCGACGCACCGACAGTCGCTTTGACATTGATGCAATGTTTGTTCGTAACTTTGATACCGCCACCCGTAGATGAAAGGTCGATAAAGACCGATTTTCGACGGGAGCGTCCAACGATACGACCTATGGGAATAGGCCCTTGCAATACATCAATGGCTGCGTAGATGTCCTTCACTAAGGGTTCCCACCCAAAGTGAAGTTCGAGGAAAAGGTCAGCAACTTCTTTATCCCTTTGCTTAATGAGACGGTCCGAGTCACGCTTATCAATCTTTCGATTGAGACGGCGTATCTCAAGTTGTCTCTCACGCGCGGAGAGGTGAAGCTGTCGAGTACCAGGTTTGAGAAAACTCGGTATTTTTCCACGACGAAGACTACGCATAGCAGTCAACAATTGAGTACTTCGCTTAGCGATCATACTCATTGACTGTTTCCGTTCCGCAAGGTCAACGCCGATACCTGCGTTGCCTTTCATTTGAGAGATGAATCTCTCACGAGCTTGATCAGTCGCGTCAGTGATTAGCTGATTTGCCTGAGTAAAGCTCGTATTTTGCGGCTTAAGGTTTACATGCGAAAACCCGTGGCATCCAGGTGTGGATGAACCGCTGGTAAGATCGCAGTTAACCGCGGACGAATAACCAGGTGTATACTTGGTTACGACACCGGTCCACAGACTATACGCGAGATTGAGGTTGTAGGGTTTCTTTTGCCTATAACCTGTCTTAGTGTAATAGTAAGTGTTTGCCGGAGTTGGGGACCCAATATTTCGCTGAGCGAAGTTGGTTTTGGTGTAAGTTGTGATGGGAAGCATAAATGTCCTTCTTTAGAGAGGGGTTTATGATCACATTAATCGACACACCTACCCCAATCTCTGTGATCAACAGAGAGCAGATAGCTCATTTCCATGGCCCGAAGGTTTCGGAGTCAGAGCTATAGAGATGCGCCCTTTGGTTAGGGC